CTCCCAGAAACCACTCTTTACATTCCACTCCAATTTTGGTTTTGCAGAAACCCTGGACTTGCCCTTCCTTTGATTGCTCTCCAATACCACGAAGTCAAGATCAACCTTGATCTCAGACCAATTGGTGAGTGTTTATGGGCTGTCAATAGCATTGGTGCTACCACTGGTGCCGTTACCGTCACCTCCGCATACCAACAATCACTCGTTGCTGCCTCCTTGTATGTTGACTACATCTTCCTCGACACTGATGAGAGAAGAAAGATGGCGCAAAACCCACACGAATACTTGTTTGAACAACTTCAATTCACTGGAGATGAATCAGTTGGTTCATCCTCTAACAAGATCAAGCTCAACTTCAATCACCCATGTAAAGAACTTATCTGGGTCGTTCAACCAGATGGTAACGTCGACTACTGCTCTTCATTACTTCCTGGAAACACCTTATACAAGACACTTGGAGCTCAACCATTCAATTATACTGATGCCATTGATGCTCTTCCAAATGCTATTCATGCCTTTGGATCACAAGAAAGTGTTGGTGCTTCTACTGGTTCCTTCATTAACTCTGCTGGTCTCTTTGAACAAGCTGGAGGTGTTGATATAGCACCATCTGCTAATGGTTTATGGACTAGTGGTGCTGGTTTTGATGCTGGTGCTGTAGGAACTGCTGCTGGTTTATCTGATGCTGGAACCTTCGTTCTTGCTGAATCTGCCCTTGATATGCATTGTTGGGGAGAGAACCCAGTTGTTACTGCCAAACTCCAACTTAATGGACAAGATCGTTTCTCTGAACGTGAAGGTTCTTACTTTGATGTAGTTCAACCATTCCAACATCATACCAGAGCACCAGATACTGGTATTAACGTTTATTCCTTCGCACTCAGACCAGAAGAACATCAACCTTCAGGAACGTGTAATTTCTCTAGAATTGATAACGCTGTTCTTCAACTTGTTCTCTCGTCTCCAACTGTTTCTGGAACAAGCACTGCTAAGGTCAGAGTTTATGCTGTCAATTACAACGTTCTCCGTGTTATGAGCGGTATGGCTGGAGTAGCCTACTCAAATTGATGGGATGGCTGGAGTCGCTTATTGTTTGGTTTATATAAAATTTTATACATATATATAAAATTTTAATCAAGTCAAAAAAATGATTATAAATTATTGCTTTACCGACCTACACAGCAAAACGATATTGTTTTACCCAAAGGTAAAGCAAAAGAAGATACTGGAGGTGGACATAATAAAGAAATATATAAATATAATTTTAACTTAAACAAAGGGTGTTATATGTGTATATACAGCCCATGGACATAGTAAAAGCTTTCAATTCGAATGAATTACATACTAATATCGTGATAAAAGGTGATTATAATAATCCAATATTTAGAGCAAGTGATATAGGCGAAATTTTAGAAATGGGAAATATTAGAACATCAATAATAAATTTTGATGAGAGTGAAAAGGTCGTCCATACTATGGACACCCTTGGTGGCTTACAACAAGTAACATTTCTTACCGAAAAAGGGTTGTATAAAGTATTATTCAAATCAAGAAAAACAATAGCAGAGATATTTCAAAATTGGGTTTGTGAAGTTATCAAAGAAATTCGGTTAAAAGGTGTTTATGATTTACAAAAAATAATTATAGAAAAAAATAATCAACTACTAGATTTAGAGGAAAAAAAGAACAACGAATTGGATCAAAAATTAGCCCAACAAAAAATCCTAGAACGAGAAAAAATATTATTGAATGAATATGCAACAATCGGTTCCATATTTTATATTATCAAGGTAAAGACATTGGAGAACGGACAATATATTATCAAAATCGGAGAAAGTAGGAAAGGAATTGTTGATCGGTACAAAGAACACAAAAGTAAATATGAGGAGTGTTTGTTATTGGATTGTTTTACAGTGAATAAGAGTAAGGATTTTGAAACGTTTATGAAAGAACATGAATCCGTTCGAGGAAATAGAGTTCAGACATTGAAAGGTCATGAAACGGAATTAGAATTATTTATGATTGGTAAAAATATATCTTACCAAACGCTATTGAATATAATTACACATAATATAAAGCATTTCAACGACAATGATATTGGGAGATTGGAATTGGAGAACGAGAAACTGAAACTGATGACGGAAATAGGAAATACTAAAAATTTCAATCCACTTATCGAAGAACTGATTTCTACTGTCCAACAATTATCTGTAAAAATAGATAATTTGGAAAAAATAAACAAAAATATAGTGGAACGAGTAAATTCCATGCAAACAAAAACGACAACCAATTTCAACATGCCACTCATGACATTGGGACCACGTCTACAAAAAATCAACCCCGAAACATTACAGTTGGTTAAAGTATACGAATCAGTAAGCGAGTGTATACGCGAGAACAATAAACTCAAAAGACCTAGTATCAACAAAGCGGTCAATGAAAACACCATCTATCACGGTGTCCGATGGCGATTGGTGGATAGAGAACTCGACCCAAATATAATTATTTCGTTGGAACCAACCAAAGAAATAAAATCCCAGAATATAGGATATATCGCCAAATTGAATAGAGGAAAAAGCGAAATCCTCAATGTATATCTAGATAGGAAAAGCGCCAGTCAATCAGACGGATATACATCATCTTCTGCTTTGGATAATCCAGTGAAAAATTTCAGTTTAACTAACGGATTTTATTATACATTGTATGATTCATGCACCAATGAACTGAGAGATGATTTTACAGAAAAGATAAATGGAGAACCAATCTTATATAAAAACGGTATAGGGCAATACGACGTGAATAACAATTTAGTACGCGAATTCATTTGCAAATATGACTGTATCAAAACAATGAAACTAAGCGACAAAACACTTAGAAAATCATTGGAAAACGCACAAGTATACAATGGATATAATTATAGGAAAATCGGAAGTAAACTACAATGTTTGTAATAATATATATATATATTACAAATCAAAAGTAAATACAAATAATAAGTGTATATATAATAAAGTGATGTTACCTATTCAAAAATACAAAGCCGCATCGCATATACTGAGAACAGGAAGTTATATTAACAACTATTTATTAGGAAATGTTAAATTCGCTTCATCTAAGGCAATAATAATTCCAGCTTCAATAAAATATTTTAAAATATATCGATATGATCCATCAGTAATCGGTTCAAAACCAACATTACAGACATATCCAGTCAACATTAAAGAATGCGGACCAATGGTATTAGACGCGTTAGTGAAAATTAAGAACGAACAAGACTCAACATTAACGTTTAGAAGATCTTGTAGAGAAGGAATTTGTGGCTCTTGTGCTATGAATATAGGAGGTGTCAACACATTAGCATGTCTATGTTACATAGATAAATCTTCTCAAAAAGTGACAAAGATCAGTCCGTTGCCACATATGTACGTCATAAAGGATTTAGTCCCCGATATGTCTAATTTTTACGAGCAATATAAGAGTATTGAACCCTGGTTACATGCAGATAAAGTTCCAAAAGCTTCATCTACAACAGAGTTTATTCAATCAGTTGAAGATAGGAAGAAACTGGATGGTATGTATGAATGTATATTATGTGCTTGTTGCTCGACAGCATGTCCGTCCTATTGGTGGAATGCAGACGAATATTTAGGACCAGCAGTGCTAATGCAAGCTTATAGATGGATTTCAGATTCAAGAGATCAAAATAGTGCGGAGAGATTGAAACAATTAGACGATGCTATGGCTTTATATAGATGTCATACTATTATGAATTGTTCCAGAGTTTGTCCAAAGCATTTGAATCCAGGTAAAGCAATCGCCGAAATAAAGAAGAGACTCAATTAGAGACTTGGAAATGAAAAATGTGCAGGTATAATAAAAATTAATTTATGTATAATTTTTATTATATTATGGGCTTGGATAATATTAAAGATAATTTATCGAAAAAATCATTATTGTTTGACCATTCTGAGAATGGTTGGTGTAAACCATCAACATGAATTAATTTATCTGGAGTGAATAATGATACATAAGATGAAGGGAACACGGTAACAGTATCTTTCTTGCTATACATCATATAAATATTATTACTATTATTTATTATAGTAGATAATTTTGTCATATCTGGTGGGTTATTAATCATCGCCATAGCTTGCTTAAATACAATTAACGAATAATCATTATTTAAAAAATTACCATTACTAAACAATGCAGCAGAACTAATAATCAGAAACACTGGTAAATATAGATTACCTATGTTAGGTATCTTTGCTAATGTGGTTTGAAAAACATCATAAAATACGGGAGGGTTAATAGTTATAACCTTTTTAGTAGTAGTATCTATAATACCTTCTAATAATAATTTATTAGTCAAATAAGCACCCATGGAATGACCGATAATAATATCGAACCTATTAACTATTTGTTTTAATCTATTATAAACATCGTCTAAACTTTCATAAGTAGGATAATCGAAATATTCTAGTGTATATTCATCACTATTTGAAAAAAACAATTTGAATGGTTGATAAATATCATTGTTATTCTCGGTGATCGAAGTATTAAACCCGCGAACTAAAATAACGTTTTTCATTATATACTATATATAAATTATATCTATAACGAAAAATAATATAAAATACTGCTTTCATATCATTTCAGAGAAAAGATATGGCGACCAAATGCAATACTCAAAATGAATTATTATTACAAAACTTAATGACGTTTTATGAGAACCACGAATATCTCAGTAAAACAATTTCCGTAATAAATGGCGAATCTAATATATCTTTACGAATCGTAGATTGGTTTGTAACAAATTATGCGAAGAAAAACTTTACAGTATACGAATTAAAGGACAGTTACGGAGAACCTAGGAGATTCAAGGTTTACAATGATTACAAATTAAAATTAAAGGCATACAGCAAAAAACGTTTTGACCCATTCTGTCGTTGGGATCGTATTAAAATTCCATATGATGAAACGAAATCTATGGAAACCACAATCGGACAATTAAACTTTTTTAAATGGACGATCGAGAACAAGATTATTGAGTTTATTGAAGAAAATTACACTGATATTGAGAACGATATGAACTCACGTAATAGCACATCTAAGCGTAAGGATAGTGACACCAAGACTCGAAAAAAAAGAGAAGAACTTTCTATATCGGCATGCAAATGTATTAAGAAAGAAATCGTTAAAATTATTGTGAAATTTAACTAATATAAAGTTATAAATATTTATACTAGTAAAAATGTCGAAAAGATATATTAATGCTTGTATACGCATACCAATGGAAGTTCTCCCAGACGGTAACTATGAACCATATCCAGAGTATGTAAAAATAACGTTTGAACCATGTGATAAACTACCAAGTATAGACCCATTAGAAAATAATAATTTGTCAGCAGTATTGAGTTCATTTATAAATGTAGGCGAATACTTACCGACCGAACTAATTCCAAAACATATGGTGAAACCTAGCGTCAGAAACGTTACATATAATAATACATTTAAACATAGATATGGTAAAATGAATCGTTATTCTATGAAGAACAGAAAAACGATTAGTTTAAAAATAGTGGACGATTTGCCGAACTTACCGAAACAGGTTCCGGTAGAATTAGGCTTGGGCGATCATATAAATGTAAACTCTTGATCTTTTTGAGAATAGGTTGAATAACAGGACGTGAATTCACTAAATCACTAGAACCGATTCCAAATAACATGGATTCAATGTCACATGAATTGTTTGCCATTTCTGTGCGTGGTGTCTTTGCTGGAAGGAGACCGTCACCTGGGTGGTAGGATACCGACGGACGCACATATTTATTTACTAGATAATTAGAACTAGTTGTATTCTCACTCTGTTCTAATTTATAATTTCCTGGAGCATTTTTATCACGTGTGGATGCCATATATATAATACGTTATGATATTTTACTACGGAGTTTTGCGTAATTGTCAATTCCAATGATGCCGTCTCTAATGTAATCACCTAAACACAAATGAAATATGTCAAAATTATCATATGAAAATGCAATTGCTATACCGATATCTGGATCAGTGCTCATCATCTGACCTGCGTAAATTAAGTATATTTCACGGAATTCAGGAATATCCTTCGTTATATCATAAATATAATCCATATTATCACTCATCAATTTATAATCATATATGAATTCATTCTCATTCACATCTAAGGAATTTATACAAAATGCTTGAGATAAACATTTACGATATTCGTCGTCATTTGAATAATTTATTTCTATTGTATAATCGTACATATAGCTATAGCCAATTTAAATCTTTAACTTCTTTTTTTTGTGATTTATTTTTTTGTGATTTATTTTTTTGTGATTGTTTTTTTTGTGATTGTTTTTGGCTGTTATTTATCTTGTTTCTTGTTGCGAGTATTGTGTTGTTTATCTTGTTTCTTGCTGCGAGTATTGTGTTATTTATCTTGTTTCTTGCTGCGAGTATTGTGTTGTTTTTTAGGGGGTCATCTGTTGTTTTGACTATATTTGGTTCTCCTAATAGTAGTTTAAGTATTTCTTCTACATTTTTTGTTTCATTTTGAATTATAGACGTTAGTTCTTGGCTATATTGAAACTGGTTATTATATAATTTATTTATTGTTTCTTCATCTTTTAAGTCATGTATATAATTACTATATAGATTATTGTAAAATATTTGCTTCGCAGAGCTATCCACATTTTGTGCAATAAAATCGTCTATTTTTAAATGAATAAAAACCTTTTTCCGTTCACCAGTATTTATAATAGTGTATGTCGTATTTTCTTTATCTATTATTATGTTATTTAAATCATCATATTTGATTATTTCGGTAACCTTATTCTCTTTCGAAGAATCCATATAGTAGATTGTTTCTTTATATTTTCTTGCTGAAACCCAATGTTTTTGGTTTATATTTATTAATAAACCAAAAACATCGGTATCGTCAATATTAGGCGCGTTATCCTTATTCGAGTTATCATTTTTAAATTGAAATGTCTTATTGATTTCAAAGCCTATCAACCCTAGTGCTATAATCAATACTGTAATATTATAATTTTCATCAGCAGGACATGGTTCGTCTTCGCTCATATCAGTTGTATTTGATTCATTTTCGCTCATATCAGTTGTATTTGATTCATTTTCGCTCATATCAGTTGTATTTGATTCATTGTCGCTCATACCAATTGTATTTGATTTGTTTTCGCTCATACCAGTTGTATTTGATTCACGTATAGTTAGATATTTACATAATTTATGTAAATTCAATTGTTTATCGCTAATATCTTTCAATTCATCCAATGTATAGGGAATGTCGTCCATTCCAGGTTTAAATCCTGTAAAATATGCATGACCCAATAAATTATTTAATGCATGTCTGCCACAGCCTAATGCTTCTTGTTTCTGACCGAAAGTACCATTAAATTTATCTAATTCATTTTTGACTGGTAATTCAGTTTCATCTGGGGCTGAATTTGGCTGTGTATTGTTTATATCACCAATAACAACATCATTTTTAACAAGTTCAGTTGGTTTTAATTTTGTTGTTATTTCTATGGCGCCTTTCAAACTATCATGATAATTCTCTAAAAATTGCTCCATGTCTTTTTTTTCATATTCGTTAAGTTTATCGATTTCTTTTAAATATTCTATTTTATCTGTCACGTTTTTATTTGTATCATTATACCCAGTGTTTATAATTTTGATAAATTTAGATATGTATCCATTTAAGTCAAACTCTATCGAACTATTATTGTTTAAGTCATCGTTTAAACCTTGAATTTTATCTAACATATCATTCATATATACCTTCGGACATTTAAAATGGGACAAAAATCCGCATAAAACTATAATAAAAATAATATAAATATTTTTATTATATTATATTATATTATATTATATTATATTATCGTAATGGATAAGGACAAAATAATAAAAGATTTAACAGAAAAAAATTCTAAATTAGAACAAGAATTGCAATCAACTAAAGAACATCTCAAAAAATACACAGCACCAGCAAGTAGTAAGGTATATTATGAGAAACATAAAGAAGAACAAAAAAAACGCGTTAAAGAATATCAACAACGAACTAATTACAAAAGCGATTACAAACCTACAGCACAGCAAAAGAAGGAATATAATAGACGTGAATATTTGAAAAGAAAGGAAAAACTCAAAACAGAAATTGAAGAAAACAAGGATAAAATAAACAATACGAATATTTAGGAATATTATTAATAAATAATATTACTTAAAAAATAAAATCTTTAGTAATAGTATAGGAGAATGGAAAAACCAAAAGAGAAACCACCTGAGTTTTTCAAATCTATCAAAACTTCGCTGAAAAGCATTTTGAAACACCCTGAAATCAACTCACCCAAAATTAACAATGTTGTTATTAAGGCACATCAAATTGTCATACACACTTTACAATTTCTAAAATTGTATATGCTTTCATATAACGATACAATACCAACGATGGATAAAATATTGATTTTGAATGTAATGAAAGTTGTTTGTGGAGAAAGACATACAACAATAGGAAAACCGCCCAAAAAAGAAACTATTGAACTTAAGGAAAAACTAACAGATTTTTACAACAAGCATTACAAACCATACACGCAACCAGAACAATTGGATTATGAATATATGAGTAATGTGCTTTCCTATTTATGTGAAGACATACAAACTATGTATGAAAATAACATACAATTACATTACGTGGATTATGTGGAACGATTTGTAAACGTGGTTTGGAAGAAGAAAATGATAATTGAAAAAATACGAATAATTTTCACTACCAAGAAGGAAAGGGAAACGAAAATTAGAAAGTTAGAAAGTAATTTGCGAAAGATTAAGAACGATTTGTTGAATGTGGATACAATTGCCTTCACTTCTCATCCCTGTTATCATAAATGGATTACCGAGCAAAAAAAACTTATACTTCCCAACAAAGAGAAGTTCCAAAAACAAAGTATCTATTATGATTTGAAATGTAGTCCTATGGATTATTTTCCTTGTATGATTGCTATGATGCGTCAAGTGGAAAATGAGTTGGAAACCATCAGTAATGTATTTCCTTTACGAAGCAGTATTGCTCCTGGTTATATTCGGTTGGATACGATTACATTAGTATATTTGCTTATGCGAAAAGAACAAGGAAAGAAAAGTGATTACAGCAATCAAGGCAATACCAAAAAACACGAAAACAAGATATGGAAGTTCTTTTTTCGCACAGAAAAGAAAGTGTTTCGTAAAAATCCATATTCGTTTCATCATATGATTTCTACTGATGGAGTTGGTGTTTCTGTATTATTTATACGAGATGATTTAGTAGGAAAGCGATTACCTAATGCGAAAAAAGGTGTTTCCAAAGAAATGTATATTGATGAATTGAATGATTACTCTGCTTTACAAAATATGAAAATTGTTGGAATAGACCCAGGTAAAGAAGATTTGATTTATTGCGTGGATGATGCTTCCAAAGACGCAATTGTATTTCGGTATTCTCAAAATCAACGAAGGAAGGAAACCAAAATGAAAAAATACAAAAATATTATGTTAGGAATGAAAACTAAAAAAATACAAGGTAAAAGTGTTATTGAATATGAAACGGAATTGTCCGCATATAACCGTAAGACGCTTCAAATAGATAAATTCAAAGAATATATTAGAGAAAAAAACCGAATAAATAACATATTGTTTGGTTTTTATGAGAAACAATTGTTTCGTAAATTGAAATTTGGAAGACATATCAATAGTAAACGCAACGAACAAAAAATGATAAGCAATTTTAGGAAAATGTATGGAAATCCCGATGAAGTTGTTATTGTATTTGGTGATTGGGAACAACGCAAACAAATGAAATATAAAGAACCTACTTCAGGAAAAGGAATGCGAACCCTGTTTCGTAAAAATAATTATAAAGTGTTTTTGGTGGATGAGTTTAGAACCAGTTGTCGTTGTTCCAGATGTGAAGGAATATGTGAGAAGTTCATGGTAAGGAAAAACCCAAAACCAAAGAGTAATAAAGAAATAAAATACGATGAAATGCGGTTGGTTCATGGGCTACTTCGCTGTAAGAGCGGTTGTGGGACGTGGAACAGAGACCGCAATGGTTCATCAAACATCTACAAGATAGCATATCAGGCAATTCATAAATTAGAAAGACCCAGTTATCTTTGTAGAACAACAAGTAACCAAAACACTTCAACGAGTGTTTACAAACAAAATATACATATGGTTTGAAAAAACCCAAACTTCGTTCATTTTTTTATGCGGATTTTTGTCCCATTTTAAATGTCCGAAGGTGTATACTATAGATGAATACAATTATCTTTTACTGAAAACGACTTCCTCGCGTGATGATTGTCCTCCACGAACCCATCCACTAAGAGCAGCTTCTTCTACAGAAAAAGCTGGGTTTGTAACACGCCCTTTTAAACTATCCATCATAGGGAAATTTTGATGTTCGGTATATGGTTTGTCCATGATAGTGGAAACACTTTTTTTATCAGTTACCACTTCTCCCTGTTGGAGACGAGATTCCATTACTGGGTCACTTGCTCCCTTTCCTAAATACGGAATGGTGAGAAACGGACGTTGATGCAATTGTAGCTTTTCAAATGCACGTTGTTGTTCAGCTTTAATGGTAAGAAGTGAATCATAATCCACTGCCGAACCTGGCAATCCACCCACAGTTCCTTTAAAATTAATGTTTGGATTGAGTGTAGCAAATGTTACATGTTCGTCTGATTTGGATGAAGTCAATTGGCTATCCAACATATATGTTGCATATTTGGTATTAGATTCATTACGACGGGAACTATCTCCCCCTAAACGATCCATCATGTTAAATACAGTAGATGTCATATTATATATATCATATAATAATATAATATTTACAACACCTTATCAATAATTGGTGTATCTGGGTAGATTACGTGCACATGAGAACAAATTACCTTCCTTACACGATGTCATAGAACCGTAGCAAAAGTCGGCGAATCCAGTTTGGTCATTTACGATTGTAGTGGATGGATTCGATGTAAATTGTCTAAGTGATTGTTCAAATACATATTGTTCTCCTAAATCCTTAAATAACTTATCTGAAATATCAGGCTGATCGGGGTTTAGTTCTTTAACCAATTTCATTGCCTTATCCAGAATTTTCTCGTTCACTTTTTCATTGAAAGCGGGTGGCGCGGGTTTTTTATTTGGATTATATTTATAATCAGTCACGAGTACATTTCCAAATGGATTGGAAGAATCTGGTGTATCAAATACATTGACATCTCGGAGAACAGATGCGTCCTTCAATACTTGATCGGCTGGATTTTCAAAGGTTTCGTTTTGGTTCTCTCGTTTCTTATTTAAATGATATAAGTAAATGGAAACGAGGGTTAAACCCGAAACAAATAAGACACGGACACTTTGTGTAAGTATGAATCCAATAATACATAAAATAATTACACCACGAGAAATTGCATTTAACTTTTGAATATGGGTCATGCCTTCCACCGGAAAGAAATCGATAGTTTGAAATATTACATTCGGGTCATCTCCCCAAAAGGGTGTTTCATTATCAGCAGTTGACATAGTATAATATGATGAGTTATTTTTTACAATCGTTAGAAAACGCTAAATATGATTGTTACCTTTCCCTCCCATTTTTTTTGATACATTTACTATCAATTTGGAAAGTATCGCATGCTTCATCTTGTGGAACAATTTTCAAAATACATTTTGCCTTTTCACCTTCATATAGGGGTTCGACGCATCCTTTCTCTATTGGTTTGGATACAATCTGTTTAGTACATCTTGACCTAAAATGTTCATAACGTTCTCTAACCATGTCATAAGTTAATCCAGATTTCTTGTTTAACATGGTATTTATTAATTCATGTAGTTCAAACACATATGTAGAGAACGTAAGACGCGATTCCATACATTTCATTTTAAGTGGTAATTTTTGTAAATTCATCTTAAAATTATTTCGGCATTTACCACATGGGAGCGTCCATCGTAAGTTAAGAATAAAATCGCGATAATGATGCTTATCATCAGTTGTAGGGTTTACTGGATAATTGAAACTCATGGTATGTAATACATGCCACATACTAGGTCCCCATACAGTTGTAAGCATACCGTCGTTACTATTGTATTCGGAATTTGAAAATACACGATTTTTTCTAGTTTTCTTCATTTATTTATAGTATAATGAGAATAGTTTAGTTGCACGGAATTTAATATATTATTAAATATATAATACTTAATGTCAAAGATCGTTGATACCATCCTAAATTTCATCAGACCCTATTTTAGAGTTGTATTTATTATCCTATTATTCTTGGTGTTCTCTCTTGCTGGCTATTATGGATATAAAAAATATACAAAGGATATTGCGAAGAGAACCAAATTTAATGATGTAGCTAATGCGGATCGAACGAATCGTAACGCAACTATAATGTTATTTCATGTTGATTGGTGTCCTCATTGTAAAACTGCTATGCCACAGTGGAAACAGTTTAAGGACGCATACAATGGACAACAAATAAATGGATATAAGCTAAAGTGTGTAGAAGTAAATTGTACCAGTGACATTCCAGGTGAAGATAGCAAGACAAGAAACGAAGAAAATATTGCCAGTATGATAAAGAAATATGACATTCAATCGTATCCAACAGTAAAACTAGTGATCGATGGTGGTGAAACAATTGAGTTTGACTCTAAAATAACCAAGGATTCGTTGCATAAATTCGTAACCACTGTAATAACTAACGAATAAAGAAATTATATGTGTATATAATATATTATATAGATGACATCGAAAGTAATAGGCGAGGGAGCATACGGATGCGTACATAAACCAAGTTTGAAATGTAAAAACGACCCATCAAAATCGTATGATGGTAAAATATCCAAAATAATGGATACTATGGATGCAATTACCGAATTGAAAGAATACGATGTGATTAATGCGGTAGACAAAGACCTCAAATATCACATGGGTAAACCTGATGTATGTTCTCCCTCTGATGATTTAGAAACTGTTAAATCGATCGATAAGTGCGATTGGGTCAAAAGTAAAGATATAGCAGATATGAAGTTATTAATAATGAAAGACGGTGGTCTAAACTTAGATGATTACACGAACAATATTAAACAAAGAACAAAAAAAGATATTGATATGTTATTGATAGAACTCCACCGCGTCATACTGGGTGTTAACATATTAAACCAAAATGGTATAGTTCATCACGATTTGAAACCGCAAAATATAGTATATAATTCAGAAGAAATTAGAATGAATTTCATCGATTTTGGTCATATGAGGATGATAGACTCGTTAAGAAATAAAAGTATACAATCAATTAATACACACGCTATTTCGCATTGGTCGTTTCCTATGGAATTAGTTTTTCAAAATAAAAAAAAATATATGCATTATGCTAACATGACAATAGATCAAAGAATACGATTGTTTCCTATATTAGTAGAAGAACAAAAAAAAAATACTACATCTTTTTATCGATATATAAAATTTACTTCGGATGATAAACGACATTTGTCCTATTGTGATTTGTTACGGAAAAAATTTTATGATATGTTTGTAAATGACATCACACCGGACAACTACAATTTGTTCTTAACAAAATCCATGAATACAGTAGACGTATATGGAATGGGAATGACAATATTACGTATAATTGGACCAATGTTCTCGTCAAATTTATTAGATAAGAATGTATTCAATGATCTAATAAGTCTAGGTTTTAATGCAATTAATCCAAGAGTATCTGAACGTTACGATGTCGATCAATTGTTGAAAGAATACGAATCTATCTTAACAAATAACGAAATTCTGAAACGAAATGGATTGTATATAGAGTCACATGATATATTACCATATAATATACCAGATTCTGATTTGGAAATTGCATCTCCAGCAAAAATACCATCTGTCGTCGGAACGACTATATCTCCAGCAAAAATACCATCTGTCGTCGTAACGACTATATCTCCAGCAAAAATACCATCTGTCGTCGGAAAGTCTATAACTCCAGCAAAAATACCATCTGTCGTCGGAGAGTCTGTAACTCCATGTGAACTTTCAGGAAAGGAGCGAAATCCAATAACTCGTAGATGTGTAAAAAAATGTAGAGACGGGTATAAACGAGATGCTAATTTTAATTGCGCACTCATAAAGATATGTCCAGAAGATAAAGAAATTAATCCAAATACTCGTAGATGTGTAAAAAAATGTAAAGATGGGTATTTACGCAATTCTAATTTTAGATGTACTAAGAAGTCTAGCGCTTTAACAAAAAATCGTTGAATATTGCGCAACCTAGTTCAATATTCGCTTCGCGCTCTTCTTTTGAAGATGCCAATGAAAGTATATTTTCTATGGTCGTGTGGTCTCCTTTGAGTAATATTTCATTCCGAATAAGTCCATATTCGTGCCCGTTTAATAGAGTGATAATATTTTTGAGGATAATCAATACATAATCAAATAGGGATGATGTTTTAGTGACTAATTCTGCACCATCAAATAATTTTTTAATACCAAATATAGTATCTGGTAGATTTCCAGCATCCAAACATGCATTCATCGGATAACCACATGTGACACCGCCGTCAATATAGCATTCATTATCTTTAATGATAGGTGCGAATATAATAGGTAATGTGCATGATGCATATACAGCGTCAATTACTCGCCAATCTGGATGTGTATGATGTGATATATTACATAACTTAAATGTATTAAGCTCAGTAGTAAACATATACAAATCAATTCCAGTAATTTCGTAAAATTCCTTTAATGTCACTTCAATTGGGATATCTTTCCCCGCAAATAATGGTCCCAGCATTTTTTCCATAACATCAATCCCAAACACACCACGTTTCTCGAATGCTTGTAATATAGTGTATATATCAATTTTGAATATATTTTGCCACGGTCGATTGATGAAATAAGTGTCAATTGTATCCCAATCATATTTCAAAGATAATATCACCGATAAAAATGTTCCGACAGAAGTTCCATACATAGATTTTATATATTGAATATCCCAAAAACCCTGTTTAGAAGCTTCTCGGAGAACCCCATAAAACGTAAATCCAGTTTGTCCACCACCTGAAATAACCAAATGTTGTATTTTTGTTTCATTCTCCTTTTCTTCTTTTTTTTCCATATTACGGAATATAACCTTATTTTTATGTAATATACTATATAATACATAAAAAATAAAACATGTCATCTATATTTTTGTTTGATCATGAAGAAGCAAATAATAGTAAAGTCAACATAGATGATCTATATGAACGACGACATAGACGCGACTTGAAACAACTTGAAATTTTCAATAAAATACTCAACCGAATACACAAACGCATACAACATACTGCAAAAAATAAGTTATGTAATGATACTTTTATCTGGTTTAATGTTCCGGAATACATAATAGGAGAACCTATATATGATAAGGGTGATTGTACAGGGTATTTAGTATCACAATTAGAACACAATGGTTTTTTTGTAAAATATGTATATCCGAACACATTATTTATATCTTGGCATAATTGGGTGCCATCCTATGTGAGAAATGAAATTAAAAAAAAAATGGGTGTTGCTATTGATGAAAATGGTAATGTCATTGAAAAATCCGATATAGAGCCTAAACATATACAGCAACAAAAGGATGGTAAACAATACACACCGATCAAGAGTTATAAACCTTCTGTATACGGCGAGGATCTTTTAGCAAAAGTTGAGAAGAAGATTAGCTTCGACGTTTAACAGTTCTCTTTCTACGTTTGCGTTTCGAACGAGTAGCACCCCCAACCGTATTATTGAATTTAGATAGCTCACCACATATTCCTTCGAAATTTCTTCCATTTTCAAGTTCTTTCACTAGCGATTTACGAATAACGTCTCCAATTATACTTTCGATTATTTTCGAAGTAGTTCCTCTGAATGTTTCGGAATCGATATATCCGCCTATATGTTTTTCTAACATGGAAGTCAATTTAATCTTCACTGGTTCATCAGTAAAATATGTTGCCAAACTATCAAATACTTTGTCACCGTATAATCGTTGATTTTTCATAAACATTTCTTGAAATCCCTTGCACATATAATCGTCCGATGCGGATGTTCTCTCGGCAGTTGTTTTAGGTACTATTGGATTTGGCGTGACTCCACCCTGTGAACTAGTCATATTTTTTATTATATTACTTCCCGCATCACTTTTAAGAAAATTTTCAGCTATTTTCTCCATATATATATAATATATAATTATATAAAATTGATTTGCGTTTATATGAAATCAATTTACTTCACAAATAGTATAATGGAAACATCTCATATAATTATCAATAAGGCAAAACGTGATATTTCAAAAACCCATAAAAAGAAAACTAATCTTTCTAGCACAGAAAAAGATAAATTATGGGCGATCTTTGATATCGATAATAAATCAACTGAACCCACACCAATTATGAAGGAGGCTGGTATATGTGGTATTTGTCAAAACGGTACACTAGTTATTACAGAAGAAGGGTTTCCTACATGTTCTAATATTCAATGTGGAATTATATATACAAATACGCTTGATTACTCACCCGAATGGCGTTTTTACGGGTCGGATGATAGAAACGCGAAAGACCCATCTAGATGCGGAAACCCAATAAATCCTCTTTTAGTGGAATCATCCTATGGATGCAAAGTTATATGTTCATCTAAATCCACATACGAAATGCGCAAAATTAGGAAATGGACTGAATGGCAATCTATGCCTCATCGCGAGAAATCATTATATGACGAATTTCAATTTATCACTGTTATGGCACAGAACTCAGGTATTCCTAAAATATTTATCGACGATGCTATGGCGATACACAAAGATATTTCGGAACAACAAATGTTCCGTGGAATGAATCGCGATGGTATAAAATCCGCATCTATTTATATCAGCTGTAGATTGAATGGATGTCCCAGAACCGCACACGAAATTGCAGAGATATTCCATTTAGACAAGACAAGTGCGACATATGGTTGCTCTATGGCAGTGAATATTCTACATAATATAGAACGTAATTACGAACCTTCGCAAAAGACTATGCTTGGCACGACAAAACCAGCTGCGTTTATTGATAGATATTGTAGCAGATTGAATATTAATACAGAACTTACAAAATTATCAACATTTGTTGCAAAGAAAGTTGACGAACAAAGTATAATTAACGATAATACACCGCATTCAATTGCATCTGGTATCGTATATCTCATTGCGCAAAATTGCAATCTGAATATTAGTAAAACAGATATCAAGATGGTTAGTGGGGTTAGTGAAGTAACAATCAACAAATGTTATAAAAAACTAGAAAACATGAAAGACAAATTAATTCCCTTACGTATTTTGGAGAAATATGCATGATTGTATTATATTTTGGATGGGGGGAATGGTATTAGTTGAGATCGTTATATTTAGTGTAATATTTTATGAGTATACTATATTACATGTCTAAAGAGGTAATAGAAGAGATTTGTCCAAAAATTATATTTATTGTGCCATATAGGGATCGCGAACAACATTATATTTTTTTCGCACAACATATGGCAAACATTTTAGTAGGATTATCGTATCGTATTCTCTATATCCATCAAAAGGATACAAGGGCATTCAATCGCGGTGCTATGAAGAACATTGGATTTATAACAGTGAAAAACCTATATCCAAAAGATTATACAAATATCACTCTTGTATTCAATGATATTGATACAATGCCATTTACTCCTGGATTTCTTAACTATGAAACAGTCCCTGGTGTCGTGAAACATTTCTACGGATTTAAATATACACTAGGAGGAATCGTATCCATGAATGCAGGTGATTTTGAGAAACTGAACGGTTTTCCAAATTATTGGGCTTGGGGGTATGAAGATAATGAACTCAATCGACGTGTTATTGAAAGTGGTTTACGTCTTGACCGCAGTCAATTCTATCCGATTATGGATAAAAATATTTTACAATTACAGGATGGTTTTGGACGAGTTGTAAATAGAACAGAATTTGACGTCTATCAAAAGAAAACGAATGAAGGTATTAAATCTATTTATCAATTAGAGTATAATATAATAGATGAAACTGGTTTTGTAGATGTAACAAATTTTAAAACAGACCGCGAAGAAAATCTAACAGCGCGTTCAGAGTTTGATTTACGTACAGGTGTTATTCCATTCAAAAATACAGGTAGAAGCTCTGTAAAAATGAAAATGTTTATATAACGGAAACGGATTCCATAAATTTATAGGTGAGTCCGATATGTGTGCTATCTTCCCATATTCCAGAAATCTTTAAAATGACATGATTTACGTTAATCGCATTAGAATCCCTGTAAATTTTTACATTCCCATTTTTGATGTGGTCGTTCAATGTTGTTGTTATATATTTAGTGTTTGTCGTTTGCTTGTAACTATCTAATATACATCTTTCAATCCATGCAAGTTGATTGGATAACTTTGCGTTTACATGATGTGTAGTTTGGAATTTTAACATTGTCTTATTATATGTTTTATCTAATATAGTATTATGGAATGGGATCATAATTGATATACCATTTGTAGTTATACAATTGTCAGAATATAATAACTTTGTGAATTTACCATCCATAATTATATTCTTCTTACTATCCATAAAAAAAAGGTTTTGTAAATTTAATTGTTCTAATTTATATGTGATATTCATTATTAGAATATCATACATATATTATTTATTTACTTTATGAAAATCATTATATTTGATAATGATTTACTACCAAAAGCCAAATTTATTCTTTTTCTTTTTCTTTTTCTTTGGCGTAACAACAGCTGGACGTGGTGTAACAACAGCTTGTTTCGCAGCAGCTTGTTTCGCAGCAGCTTGTTTCACAGCAGCTTGTTTCGCAGCAGCTTGTTTCGTAGCAGCTTGTTTCGCAGCAGCTTGTTTCGCAGCAGCTTGTTTCTTAGCAGCTTGTTTCGCAGCAGCTTGTAGTTTTTTTTTATTAAGATCTATTATTCGTATAGATTCTCTAATTTCTCCTATTCTAAAATGAATATTGTTAATTTCATTTCGAATTTTATTTTCATCACTAGTAAATGTAGTAATTTTATTTTGAATTACAGGAATTTTATTTTGAATTATAGTATTTTCATTTCGAACTATGTTGATTTCATTTCGAACTATGTTGATTTCATTTTGAACTTTGGTAATTTCATTTTGAATTTGAGTGATATTACTTATATAATCGGTATCAGTAAATTTATCATAAATTCTAACGAAAATTGGTATATTTTTAATATAAATATCATCTACTGTATCAATTACCCTTTTTCTAATCTCTAATTCTGTTTCTGACTTACTTATATTATATTTAATAGCGTTTGTATTTGGAAAAATACGTGCTGCATCAGCTGAATTATTTGCATATACCCTACTCGTTAATATATCATATTGTTTTTGTAAATCATTTAAGTTGTCTCTTTGTGTTTTAAATGCATTCCATACAACAGGATAATTATTTACCTCACTATTGATAAGGTTTAATTTCATAATATTTTTATTTAATTTTTGTTTGTTTTTTTTTATTTTATCACTGTTCTGGTTTAATTTCCTCCTAGTTTGACTCAATTCGTTTGCTCTTTTTTTTATTTTATCACTGTTCTGGTTTAATTGAGATTGTTTTTGGTTTAATTCCTTAAGTTTTGCGGTTAATTCGGATTGGTTTCCTTCCACAATAGAATTTTTCGTAAAATTATAATATAAAATACAGCTAAATACAAGTATTAAAGTCGTTAATACTATTGTATTTAGGTTTAAATGCCAATTTAATTTCATATTTTATAATATATACATTATTATTATATAATGATACATCAAACTCCTATTATTGCATGGAAAGGCGCAACCTTCCAAGAATTGAGTTCTGGTATTAAATTCAATACAGCACCAAATGTATCTAATTCAAGTATATTTTTACCTAATACATTAAGAATATATAGGAAGGAAATTGCAAGCACCCCGATAGGACGATGCAATCCAAGGATATCGGTTAAAATAAATGATTACGATTTGCCAGGAGGTATATCAAATACAAATATTATAACAACAACAGGTTTAGCTAATACCGGTAATTTGACATACGAGAATAATTCGTGTGAACACCCTTCAGATACAAATTTATGTAATGCATTTCTATCTCCAGCAGATAATGCTAAACGCCGTGTCCGCAGTAGCGGAATGATGAAAAAACAATCAACCAACAACGATTATTATGCATCTTCCCAGCAATATTTGAACAGTCGTAATATTTCCTACGACCAGAATCAGTATTTCCACGTGAAGTATGGTTCTAGCACAGCTAAACCAGGTTCGGCAGGTGCTATTTCGAATATTTATCAATCAAATGGGATTAACAAATGTCCCAAGTATATGATTACGGAGACTGAATTTATCTATTATTGGGTTGATGATACTGCTCATATAGTAAATGTGCCAGAAGGTGAATATGACATTGATGACTTGAATCTTTTATTACAAAATGCAATGGTTACTAACTCACATTTTTATACAACTGCAACGCTTACTAAAGTATTCTTATTATCGCTTGCATTTGATAACACATCAAATAAAATAATTATAAGCGCTAAAGCCAATACAGAAGCACAGTATCCATCGAGCACATATTCATTGCCATTAGCAACTTCACCCCCTACATGGGACGCGTCATACAATAAAATACCTGGTATTTTAATATCCAATACTGTAATTGGTAATGCTATCGGATTCGCAATAAATACTGAGTTCACTACATATCCAGCTGCAACAAACCGTATTAGTAGTATAAATCTGTCGGTACAAGGTTCATTTGACCCAGGAGTGCAACCAAGATATAGACGAATTTATTATAAACCGAACAATCCGCAATTTGGAGTACAAGGCGCAGTCTCATCAAGCGATCGAATATTGCGGAAAAAATATGATACAATCACAACAGTTGGATCTAGTTTTAGAAGCGCATTTGGAGCACAAACAGCAAATGCATTGGCTTATGGTTCTTCATCATATGGATACACTTTAAAGGAACGCATAGGATATACTATGAAAAGAACACCAACATTCTCAGCATATTCTTCCGAAATGAAGCAATGTCCTGTTCGCACATTTAAAAATGCGATTTAAACCGAAGAATATAAATCCGTTATGTGGATTGAATTCTTCGTTGGTTTAAACCGATGAAGAATTCAAGTGGGACGCTTTCAGCGTCTGTTTGGAAACTTATCGGTTATAACCCTTAAGAAAAAAATGGGATTGGTCCCATTTTAATTCTTCAAGGGTTTAAACTTTTTTTTATTCCCAAGAATTGCGTGTCAATATATTATGTGGTATATTGTGAGTAATACACCAGTTTGTGCATTTTTGAATATTATTTCGTATATAAGATTCTATTTTATCATGATTATTTTTAGTATCTATAAGTGATATAGTTTGTTGAATATTATCAATCTGTTGGCGACCGAATATAGCGTTGAATTCTTCTATTTTATTTATAAAATGGGATGCAATCGGGTAATTTAGAAACCTGTAAATTGGAGTATTGCTATTCAAAACGTCGATGAAACATGAAGTTAATTTCGCTACAAATCCCACATTCGATGTAAATATAAACTTTTTACAAACAATATATTTTTCTGAATTCGCATATCGACTTGTGTTTGGTTTGGTAATATAGACATCTTGATAAAACGAGGAAAGGATATACAACAAATCAACTGTATGGTTCATGAAACAATCAAATATTTTTAATATGAAATTTCCATTATGTTTTTGTAAACATAATGCATAACATATTTGTCCGTATAAAAGTTTTATTATATTGATCTCTTGTGAATTAAATCCAGTTGAAAAATCAAAACCACCATCCGCTGTAATCAAGTCCATTGACGATCCATATTTGTCAATACAATGTTTGAAATTTTGTATACATAGAATATCACCTGTTCCAGTAGCACCATTTTCGATAAAAACATTCGGATTGTTCTTTAAAAATAAGTCACTCTTTTTCCAAGCAGGTATGTTCCAATCATTCGCGTCGTCTAATATTGTCATTCCGATATATTTATCATTTGGATTTTTTCTGATATTCGCAATGGCTTCAATAAAACCACCTGGACCTTCTGCTAAATGAAAACTCGAAATCGGTATTGCATTTTGTAATTTTACATTTGCGCTCTCGAATGCACTACCATTATTGGGTGTATATAAGTCAAATAAAAACATTATTTCCAATAGTTTGAAATAAGACCTAGATAAGGGTTTATATTTTGATACACATTTGGAGCGAGTAGGCACATTACTATTTATATATTCATATGGATTTGTATATTTACGGAACTCTTCCCATTCATCACCGTATTTACTGATCTGATTTTTAATGCTATACAAAAAAAAAGATAATGAATTTGATATGAATGGTTTTGGAACTGTATCTGACGTAATACATTCTAAATTATTTATAATTGAAATATTTACTACTGGTAATAATATATATAGCATAAAGTATATATATTTTATGGTAACGGTTTATATCATTTAGATTTGTAAATAATAGGCTTTCCTATAATGACAACTTTCTTACCTGTTTTCTTCACCTTGGGTTTTTCTGGTTCTGGAACGATTTCCATTTCTTCAATGGTTGTGTTATTTACTGCTTTATAAATCTTTTCAGCATCCACATTATGAGTTTTTCGGAATACGAAATATCGGTTCATAAATGAAATCTGTTTTTCATTGCTAGTCATAAGATGTGCATTCTTATAATCTGATATCTTTCTTGAGTCCATACGTGTTTCCGTTTCCATAGCGGAGAACATTTCGCCGAATAACCCTGTTCCGTCAGGGAGTCCTTTTATTCTTTCAGCTGGTGCAAATCCATAATTACCCATCATCTGTGTGAAATATTCAAAATTTACTAGATATTCACGGAAGGTCTTTCCTATGGTCTCTTGGTATACATTTATAGGAAATCCGAGACAAGACTCATCGCTAGGGAAACCAGTTTGTGAGTACATTTTAGTGAGTTCGAACATTTTGCGATCTCCGTCCATTATTGTAAACGACTCACCTTCATTCTTGTCTCGTAATAGTTGGAATATTGTTTTCCCATCAAAGCATGTGCCTATGAAATAACCATTTACGGCAGTACATTCTGTCAAATTTCGCAAGAAACGGTGCATACTCGCTTTATTTTCCAAGAAATAATGGAGTGCGAATTGACATGAACTGATGTTAAACCCTCTTGCACCTTTACCATATTGATTGTAAACACCTTGTCCTAGAAATTTCACGTCTTTCGGACCATTACCAAACACTGCACGAATAATCTCTTTATCTTTTTGTGTCTTGAATGCCTCTCCACTGCGTATATTTAGTCCACTATCACCGTTCACAAACAATGCAGCGGGTGTATTCTTTCGGGTTGCTCTGTCGCGCAAATATCTGGCGCACGCTCCATCTAAGCGATTATGTATATTATCGTATGAAATATCAATACCAAATACAAATGATAAATTCGCATTGTTCCATTTACTTAAATCACCTGCTTTACCCACTGCATAGTCTATTAGGGTATCATTCCTATTTGCTACACTAGTGATTAGTTTATTTTTTACGTATAAATTGTGGAAATCGCGTAGACCCCTTGTTAGATTAGTCTCATTCCCTATACGGTTATAATATATACCTTCGTTTGCCGCTCCGCTACCTTCCTCACTGGATTCCTCCATATATTCTGGTATCCCCGAACCACTACTTATCATTTCTTTGGTGATTGGATTATGTATAGATTGCCAATTGCTATTCGCTACATGATATGCATTACCATAATTCTTGAGTCCACTCTTTAATTCACTTGTCTTGTCATAACGAACTCGCAATGGAGTCCATCTCCAACCACTTGGTTTTGAGGTGTCGTAACTAAACTCGACGATCGTATCCTCTTCAAAGTATTCACCCTCGACAGTAAACATATTCAATTCTTTAATACCATCTTCAACTAAGATTATATTAGCAGAAGACGCGTTCGTGTCAACTGGGTTTGTCGGCTGAAATGGAACTGGTTTATATCTGTCACGATTATTATTCGTGTCGTATTCAATGACTTTATTCTGAATGATATCTTCGTATGGATTTACAAATCCATGGCGGCGATCCAACTCATCAAATCCGCATCTCAATGTAAGTGTTTTATACTGAATAATATTTTTATTATCCTGTACATTTTGACCATCTTGGAATATATTATGTATTTCGTCCTTTCCATTCTTGTCTTTCTTAAGTGATACTAGGAAATCAATAGTATTAAATTCAGCAGGTTTCCATTTAAACGAATGCGTCCACAAAGGTTTTGTTAACTTCCCTGCTACCCCTACTCTATCACTCGCAACTGCAGTATTACAGGGTGTAAATATTAGTCCATCCGAATTATATTCATATATACCATCCTTAATATCCGAAAGAATTGTAGAACAAGATTGGAATATCGTAATATTCGCCGTGTCACTATAGAATATTTTACATTTAACTGTGAAATCACATGCGCTGGCAAACTTCAAATGCTCTACAAATTGTTTAAGTAAATTCAAACGGTATTTTTGTTTGTTAGCCTCTACATCTGATATATCATTATTATTATAAAATGCAAATTCGCGCGTGCTTTTCTTGTTAATATAATATACATCAAATGCAGCATATAGGTTAATTGCATCACCATGTTTGTTATTTTTAATATGCTCACCGTCCAATAGACTCTCGAAAAACTCTGCGTTTGTAGTTTTAGCACCAGTGAATATTACATTCATATTTGTATCAATCATATATATAAGTCCCTTACTGTTAATAAATAATAATTTTCGTTCTCCATCTGCTTTATCAGTTACTGTATAATTTTTACGTATATTAGGTAAATTCGAGTTTGCATCAAATTCCATTATATTTTGCATTTGCAATGTCATTGAAGACGGTCCTACGAAATTTTGGGGGAGAACCCAACCTGGTTGGTATTTATCCCCATACAAAAGTCGCATATATTCTGTTTGAATTTCACTTTTTGTTACGTAAGATATAGGATAATTAGTTCCTTGGATACCCCCCATAACAATTCGTATCCCTTGACGAACTACATCAATTAGTTTTTTATTAGTATTATATTCTGTTCCTATACCGATTTTGCTATTATCTACTTCCATTTCTATTTCATATGATTCTGGGTTTGTAAGGACTCCTGCATCTTGGATAGTATAAAATTTCATAGGTATACCCCTGTTAGTTGTTTTTGATTTACGCACAACACTTATATCGGCGAAGAATGGTAGAGTATCATGGTAGAAACGAACTCGGTTCATATGACGGAATGTCTTCTTTGCGTCACTCCATTTTTGTATGATTCCGCGTATAATAGGGGAACGAGCTGTGAATATCTGTTCTAGTTGATATGCGATACGGATATTAAAGTCACTGAAATCGGCAGCCTCAATAGTAACACCGTCCTCCGTCTTAGGTCGAGTTTTTTGTGTGAATATAACCTTATCATTAGTCGACGATGGCATATCCAGTATTTTCTGTATACTATTGGTTCTACAATATTCCTGTATTAAATCAATTCCGATGATTTCACCGCGAATATTAGACATTATAGAATTTCCCGATACTTTGTCTGTATATTCATGAAATACGCGAAGTGAGTGCATACCATCGGGATTATCCGTTTTGAATCCACATTGGTATAATCGTTTCACTACATTTTCGTAATCAATTTGTGTTATTTTATTCTTTCTTGCATCTGTGCCAAATCTTATCTCAACCTCATTTATCTTGCCGTCGGGACGACCGCTAAATGGATTACTCTCTAAATAATGATCGACTAGCAATTCTAAACGGCGATTGCCATCCGATTTTGTGGCTTTCGCTTCCTTTTCCATATATAGTATTTTTACATATTATTTTAATAATGTTTATCTAATCAATTTTACCATAAACATCGTCGTGTTGCTTCTTGATATAGTTCATTCTTTTTATATTTAATGCTATGGTCTACGCCTAGTTTGATAGACAATTTTTTTAATTCGTCAACTGAAAAATTAGATATAGCGTCTAATGGTTTATCGAATCTATGTAAACATAGTTGATTTGCCTCAATTTGCTGAATTTTTAATTCTGTTGTGCAAATATCAACACCATAATCTCCATTCGAATTCTTATGAAAAATAAATGTGTTTTCGTATTCTTCAGTTGGACATATATTGATATAAAACTTATTATTCTTAGTCAATATAATTCTAGCGTTGTAAAATACAGACATTGCTACTAGTGTAGAGATACTCAATGATACATTTGTAACAATATCTGACATTATTTCTTGTGCTGATATATTTGTTATTTTCACATTTGTATTTTTTAATCGGTTTGGTTGACTTTTTATAAACTCCATTATTTTATGTTTTTCTTCCATTTCAATGTTGCTATATCCATGAGATATAGTATTATATGATTGCATTCCATTTTTAGCAATATAAAGACACCAAAATAACATATCCTTCTTTTCCGGATAATAAATATCATTTTTTTCAGATTGAACCAAAGGTTTAGATTCTACTGCGAATGCTTTTATATCCGATATGATTATAGGTTTCGCCTTTATATACATATATTTACTTAATAAATCGATCTTTTCAGGTGTGTCGAATGAATAATTTACAAACATTTTATGGTATATTCCAGACATTGACGTTATATTTAATATCGGGTTGTCTCTAATCCAATTTGTAATATTTATTATGATAACACATTGGAGTGATAGTATAATTTCTACAGATGATAAATTAAGTCGTTTATATGGATTTGTATTCATCTCATTACATATAATTTAGTCAATTATTGTAAAATAATTAATATGTGTGTTTATTTTTTTGCATCTCTTTATGGTGAGTAAACTCTGTACTTAAAATATACACTACTCTAAAATAGAATGCATGTATAGCATAGGATGGATTCACTACCGGAAGATATAATATACGAAATAGGAAGATTTCTACCTATAAATGACTTTAAGTCGTTGTTAACCACATCAACAACAATGAAATATTTAAAGCATAAATATCAATATTTAAAGTTAAAAAAAAAAAGTTCCGTGTTATTTGCATCAAATAGTAAAAAAGGTGAATTATTTCGCAATAAAATAGTATCAGAAATACAAAATTCATACAAACAATTATCATTAAATTTATCAAATTGTTATGAAATGATAAATTTTTCAATCTTAGGAAACCTTCATACTTTAGATTTGACTGGATCTAAACAAATAACAGATATATCAATGCTTAGAAACGTTCATATTTTAGATTTAACTGGGTGTAAAAAAATAACAGATGTGTCAATGCTAGGAACTGTTGATACTTTGAAATTATCATATTGTTATAAAATAACAAATATATCAATGCTTAAAAACGTCCGTGTTTTGGACTTATCGCATTGTTGCGAAATAACAAACGTGTCAATGCTTGGAAATGTACATACCCTATATTTAACCGATTGTCAAGGAATAACAGATGTATCAATGTTAGGAAACGTTCATATATTGAGTTTATCCGATTGTGAAGGAATAACAGATGTATCAATGCTCGGAAAAGTTCATACTTTAGACTTATCTTATTGTGGTGGAATAACAAATGTATCAATGCTCGGAAATGTTCATAATTTGGATTTAAATGGATGTTCGAAAATAACAGATGTATCAATGTTAGGAAACGTCTATATATTGGATTTATCGGGTTGTAGGGAAATAGAAAATATATCGATGCTCGGAAACGTTCATACTTTGTGTTTATCTGGGTGTGAAGCAATAACTGACGTATCAATGCTAAGAAACGTTCATAATTTGGATTTAGATAATTGTCACGGAATAACAAACGTATCGATGCTTGGAAAAGTCCATACGTTGAATTTATCTTGTTGTAGAGGAATATCAAATGTGTCAATGCTAGGAAACGTACATACCTTAAATTTATTAGGATGTAATAAAATAACAGATGTATCAATGCTTGGTAACATTCATAGTTTGGATTTATATGGTTTTGCATGGATAAAAAATGTATCAATGCTTAGAAACGTTCATAATTTGGATTTAAGTTGCTGTTCGCAAATAACAGATGTATCAATGCTTGGTAACGTTCATACCTTGAATTTAAGTTGGTGTGTTGGAATAACAGATGTGTCAATGCTTGGTAACGTATACATTTTAAAATTAGCTGGTTGTATAGGAATAGCAGATATATCAATGCTCGGAAATGTATGTAACTTGGATTTATCGCATTGTAATCAAATAACAGATGTATCAATGCTTCGGAATGTCCATTATTTGAATATACGCAGTTGTGAGGGAATAACGGATGTATCAATGCTTATAAACGTGCATATTTTGAACTTAACGGGATGTAGAAATATAAAAAATATCTCAATGCTGAGAAACGCTAATGTTTTGAATGTTTAACATTAAAAATTGAATGTTTTATTTCGTGTATTAATATGAAATAAAATAAACCTAAATATTAAAATAAAATGAATTTATTACCAGAAGATATGATATATGAGGTCGGAAAATTTTTATCTGGAAATGATTTTACATCATTATTAACAACATCAAAAAAAATGAAATATTCTAGATATAAATATCAATATTTAAATCTAAATAAAGAAAGTTCGAAGTTGTTTGCATTAACAAATAAAAAAGGTAAATTATTTTGCAGGGGAGTATTATCACAAATCGCATATCCAAATAAACAATTATCATTGAACCTATATAATTGTCAAGAAATAAAAGATGTATCAATGCTAGGAAACGTTCATACTTTGAATTTAAGTTGGTGTAAAGGAATAACTGATGTATCTATGTTGGGAAATATTCGTACCTTGAATCTAGCGGGTTGTGACAGAATAACTGATGTATCAATGCTTGGAAACGTTGATACTTTGAATTTATCATATTGTTATGGAATAACTGATGTATCGATACTTGGAAACGTCCATACTTTAAATTTATCTTGGTGTAAACAAATAATAGATGTATCAATGCTTGGCAACGTGTATACTTTGGATTTGGTGGGATGTAAAAAAATTACAGATGTATCGATGCTTAGAAATGTATATTATCTGAATTTATCGTCGTGTAAACAAATAACTGATGTGTCAATGCTTGGAAATGTTCATATTTTGGATTTAAGTTGGTGTGAAGGAATAACAGATGTATCAATGCTCGGAAACGTCCATGACTTAAATTTATGTTGTTGTTCGGAAATAGTAGATGTGTCGATGCTTGGAAACGTCTATACTCTGAAATTATCTAGTTGCATCGGAATAATCGATATTTCAATGCTTGGAAATGTTCGTAATTTGAAAATATCATGTTTTAGAGGACTAACCGATGTATCAATGCTTGGGAACGTGTATACTTTGGATTTATATAGTTGTATAAGAATAAAAGATGTATCAATGCTTGGAAACGTTCATTCTTTGAATTTAAATGGATGTTCAAGAATAACAGATGTATCAATGCTTGTAAATGTTCATACTTTGGATTTAAGTTGGTGTGTACTAATAACAGATGTGTCAATGTTAGGAAATGCATGTATTTTGAAATTAGCGGGTTGTAATGGAATAACTGATGTATCAATGCTTGGAAACGTTCATACTTTGAATTTATCTTGTTGTAATGGAATAACTGATGTATCAATGCTTGGAAAAGTCCATACCTTGAATTTATGTTGTTGTAATGGAGCAATAGATATATCAATGCTTGGAAACGTTATTATTTTGAATATTTAACATTACAAAAATTGATTACTATGTTATGGAATAAAGTAAAATATAAATATAAAATGAATTTATTGCCAGAAGATATGATATATGAAATAGGAACTTTCTTATCTATAAAAGATTTCAGATCATTGTTAACAACATCAACAAAAATGAAATATTCTAAATATAGATATCAATATTTAAATTTAAATAAAGAGAGTTCGAAATTATTTGCATCAGATGAGAAGAATAGTGAGTCATTCCGCCACGAATTATTATCACAAATAGCAAATCCGAATAAACAATTGTCATTAAATTTAAATAGATGTCGTGAAATAATAGACGTATCAATGCTTGGAATAGTTCATACTTTAGATTTAAGTGGATGTTTTGAAATAACAAATGTATCAATGCTTGGAAATGTCCATACCTTAAATTTATCGGAATGTCACGGAATAGTAGACGTATCAATGCTTGGAAACGTTCATACTTTGTATTTAAATGGACTTACACAAGTGACAGATGTATCAATGCTTGGAAATGTTCATACTTTGGATTTAAGTTGGTGTGGACTAATAACAGATATATCAATGCTTGGAAACGTTCATACCTTAACTATATTTAGTTGTACAGGAATAACAAACGTATCAATGCTTGGAAAAGTCCATACCTTGAATTTATCTTATTGTAGTGGAATAAAAGATGTATCAATGCTCGGAAACGTTCATAATTTGTATTTAGATGGATGTTCAGAGATAACAGATGTATCAATGCTTGAAAACTACTAAAGCCTATATTTTCAATAAAAAAAATCAAATATGTCGATTTTATTTATCATCGGTCAGAATAATTTATCGTTTCTTCTTTAAAAAACTCGTTTTTAAAAGCATTTTTTTGTGATTCTATCAATTGTAATGCTGTCTCCTGTTCCTGAATATATTGAATATATTGAATAATCTCATCTATTGTCTGTTTCGGTAAAAAAGATAAATTCACGAAAACACCACTTTTGTTTTCATTTATTTTAATTCCTGAACTATTCTTGAGAATACGCAATATATCTATCTGATTAATTTTAGCGAGTGATTCGACCTTGCGTTTAATCGTTTCTAAATCGAATTCCATTATTATATATTAATGAGTGTTATATCTAAATATTTTTATTATATTAATAAATCACTTTCTCCTCCCACTTTTATTCTCGGTTTTTTAACCTGGATTATCGTTTTCTCTATCAATTGCCCAATTACACATATATATGGGTCATTTAACTCGTATCTAACACCAATAACCTTAATGACAATATCCATGTTCTCCTTCACTGTGTTGAAATATTTGTCTGTGTTATGATGGTCGCGTGCGATAAATACTACGACTGGAACAACCTCGTTCATATCCATAACCTCTGCGTGAATACCTGCTTTGGTTATCGTTTTACTTACACATTCAATTTTCATACCTTCTACGGGATGACATATCATACATTCAAATACTGTATGGAATTCGACATCATCACCATGTATAATGGGTGATGAATAACTAATAACTCTAACCGAACCTGGTCGTATAAATCCTTCTGCAATACATTTTCCTTCTACACCATAAGTAATTTTTTCTTCAAGAATTTTCTTCGTATTGCTTCCTATCTCAGTAATGGATAATACAACTTTTTTGTTGAGAATTGACTTAATATAGACCCCATATATTTTTTCGTTATTTAATTGTGCCATTTTATGTCTTGTTATATATATATTATAATAAGAAATCAATTTTACGCTTGCATCTCATAAATTCTGTTTATCAGAACACGTTCATTATTTATATACCATATTTTTTCACTCTTACTATCGTTAAATTCTCGCATCAGAACTTCAATCAGAATACACACTTTCGTTGTAGTATTTATCTTATATTCCTTAAGACTACTTGCATTGTATTTGTTAGGTTCTCCGACAAGGGCATTTAATATAGGGCGTGTATATTCTGCCAATGCACTACATGTTACTCGTCCGAGTTTATTTCGTTCTGCATTCTGATATTTGGTTTTAAATACATATTCTCGTCTGCGTGTTCCTTTTTCAAACCATGCGGTGAAGCCAATAACGTCGTTTAATTTTTGTTTTTGAAATACGTATTTTATCCTATATTCTGTTGAACGTATTATATTTGCTGTTTCTACATATTGTGCTTCAATCCATCCGCTATCCGATGGATGGTAGATTCGGGTAGTCTTATTATCCGTTGTTAAACTAATCCCCATATTACCATTTCCAGCTGTTATTATATTATCATCGAAATAGTTCCGTATAAGTTTCTCTATTTCCGATTCACTACTGGTACCATTTATGTCACTCGTGTACATTGTATTTAATATTAAAATCTTGTCAGCAGTCAACATGTTATCAATCATGTGGTTTACCAAATGTTTTTTAAGGCGATCTATCGTAAATGAATACTCTTTAATTAAGTGATTTTTTATTATATGAAATCCCGAATACCAATTATCATCCGAGTCGCCAGAGGATAACGCCATATTGAATATATAGGTTAGGTTCTCAACAATTAATTTGTAATTATTACTATTGTCTGCTATACGTTTTTTTTTTTGTATAGCAATAGATATATTTTTATGTTTAAAATCAACTGGAACGATCCTTTCATATACAGATGCGTTTAAGTCGGTTATCTCGACTGGTTGAAATAAATAAGTGTCGTTATTATTAATTATATTTCCCAATCGTCCATATTTATCAGTAACATATTCGTTTGAGTTATCTATCATTCGTGTAAGCGATGAATATATTTGCTCTTTGGGGTATTTTTTAAATTTATTGATTTCTTGAAATATCTCATCGATTGTATAAAAATATCTATCCTTAAATAGGTTACGAACACGTTGTATTATTATTGTATTATTACCATCTAGGAATTCTTCGCTATATGTATCGTATTTGACTTCATCATTGGATGGGAGAACCTCATTTGGGTAACATTTGATTTCACAATTATCCATATAATCACATATTTCTGTGTGCGGTTTGTCGCCTATTTCATATTCCTTCGTCCCGCCACTAGATAAAGATAATTTTATGGTTACATTTTTAATAAGTTTTTGTAACATAGAAGTGGTAAAATTGGTCTGTGCAATATTCAAAAGACAATCTACGGCGATATCTTTGAGAACACGAGTCACTCTTCCAATAACAATTGCTTTTTGTTCTGCGAGGCGATATACATACATATCCGCAGCTTCTTTTTGTGTTCCAAGTAAGGTAGAGTATAGGAATATTTCAACATTGCGTTTTTCGTATGGTAATTTACAGTGACTTAAATTTCGTACTGCACGACCGATAATTTGTTCTATACGGTTCATATTATACCATGGTTCCAGTATGTGTACTTGTCTGATGTTCTTGAAATCAATTCCTTCACCAGCGGCTTTTGAAATTATTATAACTTTTACTAATTTTCCGTCGACGTTCTCTTCACTATTCAAATATTTAATATCTTCACTATTATTTGGGGAATATGTCAAATCGCCTGTAATCATCACGTATTTTGCTTGTGAACTATTTGCTATATTTGAATTATATCCAACTGGTGGAACTGGCGCAACATTAAACAGCGATTTTGCATTTGTATCTGAACTGTAACGAGTAAATCCGATTTCTTCTAATGCCAATGCAATTGGCACAGCACCACCGTCTATATATTGTGAATATATCAGAATAATTCCATCTGACCGTTTAACTATTTCACAAAATTTTGCAATTTTTGTACTGTATTTTGGCAATTCCGATGGGCTGAATATGCGACCATATTTATTCGATTTATATTCAAAATTTGGTTTGGTTTGCATAATATTGGATAATCCAGTTTTACCGATCATATTTACAATTAGATCGCTTTCCTCTTCGATTGTATATGTTGCATCAGGATTGTATTCGTCGGATGGATACACAATATTTAAAGCTTCTAGTGGCTTTTGTAAAATCGAATATCCGAATGATTCCTTATCTTCAAATGCATTCTTTGCATCTTCGCTTCGTTTATACAGGTTCTCTATACACATTTTGTATACCTTTTCTTGATATTCACCTATTCCATTTGTAAATACATTAATATATTTCAATTCCTTGCCTGATTCAATAGGTTTATCGTTCATTTGTATTGTTGGATATATAGCCGATTCATCCTTATCTGGGTAAACCCGAAATGGAAATGTATAAGGGTTCTCTCCTCTTATGTATGAAACGTATCCATTTAACTTCCGAATTAGTAGTTCCTTACCTTTATTTGGTATGAAATTACCATCTGGCTCAAATATATCTGATATTTTACACATTTTACGTTTGTCATTCAAATTCATCAAATTAGTTAGCCATATGATTTCCTGATATGAGTTATACATAGGTGTTGCCGATAATAATAGTAGTTTCATGCTATCTGTATATTTAACTACTTCCATCAATAAATCCGATGGTTTGCGAGTGCTGTTTATTTTTGTAGTACGTATATTATGAATCTCATCAATTACTATCAAACGACTATTGAAAATATTTTTAATGCGTTGTTTTTTAATGCGTTCTCTCTCGTTATCTGAATATGATATATCACCTTTTATTTCAATAGATTCATTAATAAAATTCGCGAATTGTATATATCCCATAAATACGTAATGTTGACGTATAATAGACTTTATTTGATAAATAATGTTCTCCCGATCGCTCTCATAACCTTTTGTATCGGTTGGGTTGATCTCTTTCAATAACATATTACCAACACAAGTATTCAAATTCCATATACCATCTTCTAATTTAAGTTTGCGTTCGTCGAATAATTGTAACATGAAGTTATTTTGTACGTTCGGCGAAGCAATTATCATTATTGATTTTTTCAAACCGATTTGTTTCATATATCTACGCATTTCTTCAGATACTCCAATCGCAGAACATGTTTTCCCTGTCCCTAATCCGTGATATAATAACAAGCTGTTATATGGTGTTTGTAATGACATGAAATTTTTAACGAAAGTTTGATGTGGCATTAATTCGAAATCGGCACTACATAATTTAGATGCTTGTTCCTGTATATCTTCGATAGATGTTACCGAACCATCATACTGATAATCATTAAACTCTTTTCGTTTTGCAATTTTCAAACTGAAGTTGGGATCATCTATATGAGGGTATAAATACTCATGTTCAGAATTATCTACATATTCTTCTTCGATCACATCTTCATCTTCTGGGATAGGTTCGGGTTCTCTGGGTGGCGTAAGTTCAGGTTCTCTGGGTGGCGTAGGTTCGAGTTCTCTAAGTGGCGTAGGTTCGAGTTCTTCTGGAATTTCTTCAATTGTCGGTATGTTTCCTTTAAATTTATCTACAATAATGGGTGACCTAGTGGATATAGATACCTTCTTTGTTGCCTTTCGAACAACTAATGGTGCGGCAATCGGTTTAATTTCGGGTTCTATGATAGGTATAGGATCTACGATAATAATCGGTTCACCAATTTTAATTTTTCTTTGCATACGTCTTAAAGCAATCGTTTCGCCTCGTTTCGTTGCTTCGTCTTCATAGTCACGTTTATATGCTTCTTCACCAACCATACTTTTTAAGTCTTCTGGTAAATAACGTACGCCATTTTTTACAGGAGTCCAATCCGAATATGGTTTAATTCTGCATTTTTGTGTAGCTACATTCCAATCTGTATTCCTTGAACATTCTCCAGATGGACATATTTTAGCCGGACATTTTTCATATATACAATGTTGTTTATGAAAGTGCCACTTCATATCTTCAGGGCATTCCCCCGTTGGGCATACTTCCAACGGACATATTTTATATTTTTTTGTCTTATTCGGTGGCATATATATATTATATATATATAAATATGTCATTTTTATCACAATTGATATACAGTTAATTGTTTTAATGACGTATCAACGTTTGTTATAATTCGTTTTTTTTCTAAATTGTAATCCCGTATATTTGCTAGACAATCATCAATGGACGACCAATTCATTTTTGATACTTCAGAACGTTGATAATTTTGTATATTCAATGTATTGTTATACTCTATATTCACTAAGAAATATTTATGTTTGTATGAAAAATAATTGGAACCTGTAAAAATTTCCTCGAATGGAATGACGTTATGAACAGGTTTTATTATATTTTTACTGAAACCCGTTTCTTCCGAAAATTCACGAATGGCACATTCATAATCGGTTTCATTAGTATTACGACGACCTTTCGGAAACCCCCATTCAGGTTCCGTCCATTGACCGTATTTTTGCGATTCATCGATAATACTTTTCAATGAATAATAATCATTTTCTACAGTTACACCGGCAATCAATGCATTAAATTTATCATTTGATATACTTTCTTCGAGTTTATATCGATTATTATAAAACCCGTTACCCCATATGTTTTTCCATAACTCTTCAAAATCTTTAGATAATAATTGTTGTTTCTCATTATTTGTCATTTGTTTCATCATATTCATTATGTATTCTTTATTATTTATTGAATATTTACCACGCATAAAATCAATATATCCGAGAGTATCTTTTCTACAAATCATCAAATATTGAATATCACCTCCGTTTTTAGGTTTACGAAATGCAATGACTCCATAACTGGTAATTGGCATTTTACAATTACTAAATATATGTCCAGATTTACCGCAATTGTTACAATTTGTATTTTTATTCATCGACAATCTTCGTATTTATAATACAATTGTTCTATATAGTTTGTGTATATGAATTTCGAACCTGATGTATGGGGACCACATTATTGGTTTTTTCTACATACTATTGCTCATTCCTATCCCGAATCACCAAATGCAGTTACGAAACGAAAATATTATGATTTAATTCAAAATATGCCTTTATTCATACCGGTTTCAGAGATCGGCAATAAATTTAGCAATTTGTTGGATAAATATCCAGTAACTCCGTATTTAGATTCACGTGAATCATTTATACGCTGGGTCCATTTCATACATAACAAGGTTAATGTATCTATTGGTAAAGAAGAAATTTCGTTTTTGAAATCGATTGATATATACAAATCGTATTACAAGGCTAAACCATTCATATTAAGTGAAACATTAAATATTAAAAAACATTATATACACACGGCATTTACATTATCTTGTATTCTCATAATATACATTATGACGAAGGAATCTTAGATATACATATATTATATAGAGATGCGATTTGAAATTGTTATATTTATAATAACAATATTTGTAATATCCAATATACATACCGATGGTAAATATATGAAAATTGCACTATCATGGAAGAAATACTATCAAATGATAGGCGTTGCATTTGCTGGATATATGTTGTGTTGGGTTATGCGAAAGAATCCAGAGAGGGCACATACAATGTTGGTCGCATCTAATGAGTATTTAAAATATTTACCAATTGATAAGAGTACCACAAATATGATTTCACCTATTTTGGATTTTACATCAAAACACGATTTCAATGTTCCACGTACACAGCAATATGAGAATCGTATAATGAATTCAGGAGGAGTAGATACAAAGGTTGCTACAAAACGGTCGGTTAGCGAAACCAAAAAGAAGTTTGTAGCCGCCCAACAAAACTGGCATTGTGGTGATTGTAAAAAACAACTACCTGCATGGTTTGAGGTAGATCATACAATTCGTTTGGAAAATGGTGGAAGTAATCACGTTAACAATCTAATTGCTCTATGTAGAGATTGTCACGGGAAGAAAACTGCCATTGAAAATTTATAGTAGTAATATATAGACGTTTAGGTAAATTATGTCAGAATCTACATTTATGTCAAGTCTTAATATGAATAGCGGTCAAACAGTATTAGTTGTTTTATTAGTTGCTATGATGTTAAGTTTATTTTATGTATCGTCTGATATTGGTATATCCGAAACACAATCATTTGCTATTGTAATTTCCATATTGATGATAATTGTAGCCATATCGCTATATAAGTTGTTTATGGATAAATCAAGCCTGTTAATAAAGGGTCCTATTATTGCTATTATTCTATTATTTTTAATAGGTGGAATAATTGTTGAGTTTTATAAAAATTATTTAAAACGGTATAAATTTTTTGACAGTTCTTCTCGCAACCCAACAACCAGATTATTCATTAATATTGTTGAAATCAGTTTAGTAATATCAATCATAATTGTTGGATTATCATTTTTAAATAACCAAATATTGCGCTATCTGAATAATTCTTCAGATTGGTTGGGATTTATATTGAATCTGATTGTTTACATTCCTTGTTTGTTTGAGGACCTTGTCAAATATTTCAAACAACAGTATAATTTGACATCTAGCGTTACATTTATTTTATTAGTTCTACAAATCATACTAGTATTTGGATACATTGCACTACCCAAATTATTTTCATCCAAGCTAATGAATAATAGTATACAAATTATAAACGAACCAGTTTTTTTAGATTTACCAGTTACAAATAGATTCGACGCGCAAGATGATGGTTCTAAAAAAACAACACGAGCAAATTATTCAATATCAATGTGGGTATATTTAAATCAACCGAGTAATTCACTCGATAAATCGCATATATTCTCTTACGGCGATTCCTTCCCAAAAATAGAATATATTACATCAAAAAACGATCCAATCAAAGATAAATATAGGTTCACAATTGGCAAAGGCAAACCATATGATATAAGTATGCAAAACCAAAAATGGAACAATATCGTTTTAAATTTCAATGAAAATAAAACTGTTGATATTTTCATCAATGGAAATTTAGAGAGAACATTCGCAAATAGTGAACGTTTAAACACCGATAATACAATGCCGAATTACATTAATATTGGAAGTTCAGATGGTCTTTATGGAGCAATTTGTAATGTAAATTATTACATAACACCACTTACTTATACAAAAATAATACAAAATTATAATTTATTATATAATAAAAACCCACCAGTAAATAAAATAACCTGAAATTATATATAAATGAATTTCTTAGTTATTTTACTTTCAGTTATATTGATCATAGTGATTGTATATATGATATACACAAGCATATATAGCACAACATTGATATCCAAAGAAGTTGATATGAAAGATAGGATCGCCGATATAAATGTGAGCAGTCTTACTAAACCTGACGCTGTTAGGTATACATATAATGTATGGATCTACATAGATAAACCAATACGAGACGAACAATCAACACAAATATTTAATCGCAAAAATGATCTTGGATTGTTTATTGACGGAACTACTTCTACATTGTTTATGAAATTACATCGTAGAACAAATACTAATACTAGCTCAAATGGTCATGATATGAAGTATCAAATATCCAATAATTTCCCTTTACAGAAATGGACGCTTATAACTATAAGTATTGATAATTCCACAATTGATATGTATTTAGACGGAAAATTGGTAAAATCCGTTATTGATCCTGTTGGAACAGGTGGAATTAAACACTCTCCCGATAATACATCTAGTATCTCATTCGGGGTTATACCTGGCACATATATGAGTAAATTCAGTCGGGTTCTCTCACCATCTAACCCTCAAACTGCTTGGAGTTTATATATGGAGGGAAGCGGTTCTGATAAAGGACTTGCTAATTTAGTAAATCGATACAATATGAATATTTCGTTAATGAGGGATAATGCTGTCGCAAGATCGATTTCTTTATTCTAAACCAACGAAGAATTCAATCCGAATAACGGATTTATATTCTTCGTGGTCAATGACCGATAATCTTGGAACATGCACCCGTAGGGTGCGGATTCAAATGTTCATCGGTTCTAACTATCTTTATAATAAAAATGGACATTTTACTATTCAATGATGTAATTAAAATCCTAATATAATTATATAGATGGACGTTAATATGCCACTAAATGAACGATTTTCCGAAATACAGACAGGAGTTTCAGATACAATTTCTGGTGCTACAAATAGAATAACATCTGGATTGTCAAGTTTAACAGCTGATGCAGATTTAGGTTCTGCCAGTAGTGAATTTGTAAATTCAAATACCGCTATATCCAAATTTGTGTTTTTAATATTTGTTTTGATTGCATTTATAATGTTAATGAATTTAGGAGTATATATAATTAGTTACTTCTCGCGTCCAAATTTATCCCCGTATGTGATAAAAGGTCTAATAAATGGTAATACAGCAGTTACCATACCTCAGGACCCTAAAAATTCAAATTCAGTCACTATATATCGTTCAAATAATGCATCCAAAGGTATTGAATTTACTTGGAGTGTTTGGTTGAATTTAAACGAATTACCACTTAGTGGTATTGATACTATATTTAGCAAAGGTGATGGTATTAAGCAAAATGGTCCCAGTATGAAATTGAAGAAAGAAACCGATAATTCGGGAACAATTCAAATTCAAATGGATTCAGTCGCTGGATCTAATGAAATTATAAAAATCGTTAATATACCATTGAGTAGGTGGTTTAATATTGCTATCCGTTTACAAAATAAAATTATGGATGTTTACGTTAACGGAACAGTCGCAAGACGGTATGTATTTACTAACGTTCCGAAACAGAATTATGGCGATATTATAGTGGGAAGATTTAACGGAATGATGTCAGACCTTCGTTATTTCAATACAGCTTTAAATGTTTTCCATATAAACAATATTACTTTAGCAGGACCAAACCTTAAAACCGCGGTTAATCAACGTGATACCAAATTTGATTATTTATCAAACATATGGTTCAAACCTCAAGCATAATATAATGTAATTTATTATTATATTATGGGAGATACTACTTGCGAAACACTTAGACAACGTAGGGCTTTTATTCAAATGACATTGCCGCCAATTAGATTCGAAGGAGTTCAAAACCCCTATTTAAATACGAATTATACACCGTCTCAATTAGACATGCGTCGCAAAGCGGAAATTTTACAATATAATAACAATTCCACTCAAACAAATAAACTCACCAAGTCACAGCAGTTTGCTAAAGCAGTCGGAAAGAATATAACTGCGGCGAGTGTGACATCATGTATTAATGATTTATATGTTCCATCATTATCATCGTCTTCTAATGTTCCGGGACCAGTCATTACCTTGCGATACGACCCTACAGTTCCATTATACAAATACCGATCTGATACTGCACCATTGGGTATTGTTGAAATAGATGATCTTAATAAATTCATAGTGAATACTAAAGATGATATTATTTCATATAATTCAATTGAAACTATTTTAGTAGACCTTGCAATAACCAACATTGACACCTCTAGTGCTACATTTTCAATAAATAGTCCGATAGGAATATATGTTGATGGAAGTGCGACTGGTGACATATCAGGAAACGTTACTATTGACCGTATTGATGTGTCAGTATTTTACAATGATGTGGATTATCTATTGACTTCTCCTGTTAAACCAACTACTAACTTTGACGTATTGAATAAAACGGTAACTTATAATGTTACGAAACCAAATACTGATAGTTCCATCGATTTCAGTGGAGTTAAATATATAGGCAATTTGAATATTACAAATCTAACTCTCCCTACAATGAATGGGCATGTCTACAATATTAAGGTAAAGTTTAAATTGAATGTAACGCCTCAAGTTGGTCAACCTAACATTTTAAACACAAAAGTCTATATGAATGTTTCTAAAAATTCACAGATAAATTGTAGTTTCACCTCTCCAACCTCGGTTCCACCTCAAGAACCATTTTCAATTTCATCAATTTAATCCTGTGTATTTATCGTCAATGTTGGATTTAGACACATTTTTTTAGAAGGAAATACTTGTCCTGACATACACTTTGAATCGTCATCGACCATTATACATCCACGGCGATCGGCTACTTCTCCAACTAAGCACCATCCAATTTTATTATTAGAAATTGGTCTTTGGATCGGATTAGCAGTAGTATCATTGTCGGGGTCATTTATTGTTTTTGTTTTAGCAATATTCAATGCATTGTCTAGTTCTGTTGTATCTATACCTCCTTTACTCGCGGATATTAGAAGGTTTCCAAGATTCTG